GCTTCCTTTAATTTGTTGTACATAATGATTGTTTTAGATTGGCGAGATCCAATACAGCCATGGGGTGGCGATTCCCGTACAGCCAAATAAAGTGAAGCTTGCGATCGCTTCAATACAGCAGCATTACTTTACCGCTATAAAAAAGGTCGTGCAAGTAAAAAAACTACCCTCATATCACGTCGATAATATGAGGGCCAAAGGAGAGTATTGATAGTCAATTATCGATATTTAATTGCCTCTTGCATTTCTTTACGAAGTTGCTCCCGCAACTCATCAGTTAATCCTTCTGCAAATGCATTCGCTCGGCTGAGTGGTGAATCTCCTTGTTGTGGAGAAACGCTTGCTAAGGGTCGTGGCTTTGCCGCATTTTTCTGCGCTCGTTCCTTATCGCCATCATATGAATTATCGGGTACAATACCTAATCGTTTAATCATGGTATAGGCTGAAACCGCTTTGCTGTACATATCACTATTAGAAGCTAAATTACTGGCAAGCTCAGGATATTTTTGTTTTAACGCTTCTATATTTTCAGCAGAAACGACTTGATCAAAATCAGGATATTGTTGCTTCAAGCGAGCTTCTGTTGACTGTAGCTGGGTTTGTTGTTCGTAATTTGAAATACGTGATTCCAATTTTTTTATATATTTTTCAACATGCCGCCATTCGGGAATATCATCAGGATTAAGATGAGGATCTTCTTCTTCCTTTTGTTTATTTTGCTCTGTCTTTTTCATTTCTTCAAGCATACGCTTCATTTCATCACGTTCTTTTTCCGCTGCTTCTTTTGATCGACGGAGCTCACGGTAATTACGTTCTTTTTCATCTTCGTTAGATTGTGCGTGCGCTTGTGCCGGTTCTTCTGATGGGGTTTCTGTAGGTGTTTCTTCTTGTTCTGCTGGTTCTTCTGGTAAAGGAGGCATTTCTATTTCTTGTCCTGGTGCCTGCTTTTCTAATTCTTGTGTCATTAAACTCCCTTATTGTTCAATAAATAAACTATCGGCTGCCTCTTTATTCATTTTTTTAGATAGCTCAATAAGTGAGCCATCATAAAATTTCAATACAAAATAAAGTAACTCTTTTTCTTCGGGTGGTACTTGTAATGCATTAGCTCGCATAATTTCACAGGTATCTTTTGAAGGAACTACCCATAAAAACTCAATATCTCCTGTATGTCTATAGCGATACACGGTTTGATCATATTCAGGTGTAGGACAGGATTGTCGTCCAAAAAAATAATTGCGTAACACATTGGGCATTAATCGTTCTTTTTTAGTAACAACAATTACAAAAAAATCAGAATGAGGAAAAAATTTCTCACATCGTTCAATACATTCCCATATATTTTTTTCATAATCTTTGTGCATCTCACGTTCAAGCTCAATTGGATCACGAGTTGGTGATTCTTTTTGTATAAGATCTGAACTTATTTTACCAACGGTAGGTCGGTAGCTCATACACTCTCCTGTTTTTATATATTTAGAAATGTATTGCACAAAAAATAGCCATAAATGAATAAAAAAGCCAAGTAAATTTTAATTGATCATTACACATTGAATTAATGCTATAGAAAGTACTATTAATAAGCGAAATGTGTGTTGACTAAATCCTTTTTATTGGTAATGTGAAAAATGAGTAAGTCATTATAACCATACTAAAGCGGGATAACTATGAACAAAACTTACAAAATATTACTTCTTTTCGGAATATCAGTTTCAGTAAATGCGATGGATAATGAGTGGTGGAATCTTGACGATCAAACGCTTGATCAAAGACAATTAGAGGGATCATCTCTGTTGGAAATGAAACAGGTATATGAAACGGCCCCTCCTTTTATAAAAGGAACTGTTGAACATTTAAAAGATCCAAACTATTACAAACCAAATGGGGCGCCAGAGTATCGTTTTTTAATGTTGCATGGTGAATCAGGATCCGGCAAGTCGACACTCGCTAAAGCTATTTCTATGTACGCTGGCTGGGATTTAGAATTTACCTGTCCCGCAGATTACCAAGTGGGAAATCGTGGAGAAGCAGCTATTAAACTACGCAATAAAATTCAAGAAATTATTTTACGCAATGCTCCTACTGTTCTGGTAATAGATGAAATAAACCAGTTACTTGAAAATAGTGAGCAAGCTAAAACCCATGATAACGATGCAACAAGTAAAGAATTATGGACCACGATGGATCGCATTAATGGTAATAATAAATTCTTTATTATTGGTACGGCTAATCGATTATATAAGGTTCCTAAACAGATTAAAACGCGTATAAAAGGACGATATTGCAACATAAATATGCCGAAAGATAGTGAAAGTAGATTAAAGATATTTAATAATATTTTATCGCGTACCCAGTTAGTATTAAATAATGAATCAACGGAGAACATGAAAACAATTCTTAACCGCTATCCTAAGTGGTCGGGTCGTGATTTTAGTGAATTTTGTTGGAAGATAAAACAAAAGTTAAATGATGAATGGAAAGTACCTAATATAACAAAAGGTACTTTTATTGAATCAAAAATGTTAGATGAAGTAGAGAATACAATGAATGATGCTGAAGAAGAAGATTTACAATACGATCATGAAGAGCTTACGGAGGAAGATCGCCAAGACCTCTATCAAGCACAAAATATGTGGCTCCAACTTTGCATGCAACGATTTCAAAAAAATACAATGATGGGATTCCGTACTAATGGACTTAAAGCAGATGATGGCAACTATATTATCGATAATACGATGACACCAAACCAGGTTAGGCTTTCAAAAAAACTACTTAACCATGAGAAATTACGCGAAAGACATTTTTAATCGTTACGGAGTAAGCTGTGAAAAAAATTATTTCACTTTTAATTGTGTTTCCTCTCATCGATTTTGGGATGGAGTTACCAAGTGTTGAAATTAAATGTGTAGAAGGAGTTTCTGAGATTATTAACTCCGTTAATACGACTGCACAAAATGTTACTATGAGTCAGTTTATGCGGAATGCTTTATTGGTAACGAGTACCTTAAAAAATCCACTCGGTACTGGGGTTTCCTATTATGCGCAAAAAGGACTTTCTGCAGCCCATCCTTTAATGCAAGAATATGTTTCTACTGCTATGAAAGGGCGTCTTGACACACTGCGCCAAAAAGCACAACAAATTAAAGATAAAATAGCTCATTCCTGGCTTCCACTCAATAAAGAACGAGCCCAATTAGAAGCACTTGAAAAAGTGATTAACTCTGATGTTTCTCAGCAATTGGAAATTATGAAATATGGTACCTATGAACAAGTGCAATGTAGTGTGCATCACATTATTACTTCTTTATTGGTTCATACAAATTCTAACTTCGAGGAACCACCAGCTTTTAACAAAGATGTTATTGATGCTTGTCGTGAGGTACTTTCAACGAATGTTAATGCGGTACCTATTGATCTTATGGACATGGTAACAACTTCTCCTCATAGCTCGGTACATCCAAGTTATTATCGTAAAGAGGTTTACCAAAAGATTTCCGCTCTTGATATAGAAAATATGGGAGTAGATAATTTTTTCGAAATAGCAGTTGAGATATTAAACGAATGTAAACAATTAACACCAATTCAGAAAAAAGCTTTTTTAGCTGAATTTTTACATGATATATTTGAAAAAAATTTAGGAGGTCGTCTGGCGAAAACATTTGGCGAACAGTTATTAATTAACCTCAAAGCAAATCAATTTTTCAAAGCAGGTAAATTTTTATGTGATTGGGCATTTGGTTATATATATCTAACCAACGAACAGCTTGACGCCCATGTTCAAGTATGGATTGATGGGTATGAAATGATTGCTCAAGCATGCAACGATATTAAAAATGGTAATGAGGCGAGAATGCATCAGATAATGAAATCGTCTGCGGACATTCTTTCATCATTTCCTAATCCAAAATTGAAAAAAATAAAATCAGTAACGACTAAAGGAGGGGGGATTGTACAAGCAATTGAAAGAATTACATAAAAAAGGCGTCCTTTTACAGACGCCCAAAGGATAGACTACTTCTTCTTTTTTTTCGGTCTTAATTCAGGATACTTGTTATACACCTTTTGACGAATGCCTTCTGGGTTAGGAGCATGGCGCGCATAAGATAAAGCTGCTTTTGCGCGCTTTAATGTGTTAATAGGATACGAATAAGCAGATGTACCACCAGCTGATCCGGCAAAATCAGGCTTTTTAACATTTTTGTATTCACCCGTATTAGAACCGCCAGGTTTATTTTCAAGTTTTTTTTCTTTTTTACGTGATATTTTTACGTTCTTAGCTACACTCACTTTCTTATTAGATTTATTTTCTTTTTTTGCCACGTTTCTTCCTTTTTACTCCTGCTTCATTAAGGGCAATCGCCATCGCTTGGCGCTTACTTTTTACCTTTGGTCCTTTTTTAGAGCCTGAACGGAGCTTTCCCGCTTTAAACTCATCAATAACTTGGCCTATCTTGTCTGATTTTTTACCCTCAGAAACTTCTTGTTTCAGCTTTTTACCACCTTTTTTATAATCTTTTTTCTTTTGGGCTGAGGATTTTTTCTTTGCCATAGTATATCCCTTTAAAAATGGAGGGATTGCTCCCTCCCTGCTTATCTTACTAGTCTCGTTTCTTCGTATTCTATCTTTTGTTTTATTTTGCGCAGCCTCTTTGGGTGCTTCATTTCATTTTGTGGAGCACCCAATATTGCATACGCAATTTTTTTAGCTTTTCCATTAGGACGAAGCATTGCTGGCATAGGTTTCCTTAATATTTTTCAGGATATTTATCTTTTTTAAGGTCACGACCATGGCTGTCTTTCCACATTTGTTCATCAACACCACGGATTGTATCATTAAGATTCATATCACCATCAACAAGGTACGGTGCTTTTGGATACTCTTTCATCATGACATTTTGTGGTAAGTTAGCCATTGCAGAATGATCTTCGCTGATCATCATACTGTCTTCTAACTCACGACGACGGCGTGGATCCATTTTATCGTAATATTCTTTCATGCCACGTGATTCATCACGACGATCTTTTTTAGATTGGTAGTATCGTTTTTTTGCCATCATCGGCTCCTTTTTGGTAGAAACTGCAATTCGTGAAATTATCTCACGGCATGCAAGGTTTAAAATATATCCTCTAACTACCGCTCAGGGTTGATTGAGCCATTTGGCCTTCTTCTTGCTGAGTGGTCTTTTCAACACTTTGTTCAAGTGATCTTAGTTTCATAACTTTTTCAAGCAAACGCAAATCAACTTCATCAATCTCTTTGACAGCTTTTACTAAGTCTAAAAGACCTCCCATTCTATCTTTCATAGCCTCAGCCTTACGCTCACCGGCAAGTGCTTGGTTTTCTTGGATACGGGATAATCGTTCATATCCAAGTCCTTCATCAGCAACTGCCCTCGCTTGGGCTAATTGAGTACGTGCCTGCTGTTCTTGCATTGATGATTGCATTTGCATTTGTTGTGCTTGTGATTGTGCTTGTTCTTCTGCTTGTACTGCTTGAATAAGTTTATTTTTATCTTGTAAAGTAGCGGCTTCGAGCAGAACATTTGATGGAACTGGTACCCCAGCTTCACGTAATTGTAAAAGTTGCGCAAATTGAAGTTGTCGTTGCGTGGTTGTATTAAATCCTTCTTCGACGGCGGCATCATAGCGACCAAATGTTTTATTATAAAACTCGGGCGATGGATCTTGCTCTGTAATTCTTTTTACTTTACCTGGTGTAAAATTGTTTTGAATCAAATCGATCATTAGTTTGCCAAGTAATTTTTGTGATCGATCAAGTTGATCAAAAAGATTTTGTAAGGTAGTCAGTCCTGCTCCTTGACGGAGCATGGAGAGGACACCAGCTTTATCATCAACAGCTGAACCTAGTAATTCTTCATTTACTCCACTAATTTCCATCACTTCACGCGCCAGTATATCAGAAAGTTGAATCATGGAAGGTGGAACTTGTGGTGGTTGTATTTGTTCAACATCTGCCATACTCGCTTCTGCTTTTAACGCAAGTCCCCGTCCTTGTCCTGAAAGAAAAACATCTTTTGGATTGACCAAAGAATCTTCTTTATATTTCCATCCAGAGTTAATCTGGCTTTCCAATATATCCAGCTCAATCGCTTTGCGACGGTTATATAAAAATTGTGCATCGCGCAAACCACGCACCATGCCTTGGACTCGATACGGGAAATACGGCATTTGCGGATTGTAATAGCCGAGAACGGGAACAAACGGATATGCATCGATCCCCATCGGATTCGGGCCATCATAGAGTACCTTTCCTTGTACAACGATTGCGAGTTTTACTGTTGGCACTTCATTATCAATTACCGTTACCTGTGGATACACTGATAAAAACTGTTTCAATTTATCGGTATCGTCACTTTTCCATTCTACTGTTTCACCCGTTTGGGTATCAACTAACAGTTTTTGCTCTCGGTAATCACGATAATAATATTCATCATACGTCAGTAAATTCGTTTGGCCATAGGAATAACTTTCTGGCATAAACTGAAACTTACCATCGCGATTATAGCCTTGACCCATGAGTTGCTCTATATCATCAGCATAGCCGGGCATTAATGAGATTGCTTCTTTTTTACTCACAAAGGTACGTTTCCATATAGCATTACAATCAGAAAGATCGTGCTTTCTAAAATAGGGATCAATTAAAAAACTATTATAGGAACAATTAGTTACCCTAATATTGCCTGCAATAGGATCTTGTCGATAATCAATCCATACTTGAAGAAGATTCATTCCCGTTACTAAAGCACCATGAAATGAATCTGATATAGTTTCAAGAACGCCTTCTTGCTGGTTAACCCAATAAAGTATCTTGGTAAACTGATCGGCCGTTAATTGATCACCATTTTCAACGGGCGTAACAATCGTTGATTTTCGATTGCGTCGCTGATGACCACTCACCATATTTATGACACGTCGGATACGATTGAAGTTAAACTGTTTTTGGCGTGAGGCGGGTAGGTTACCATAAATATCATTCCACACCGTTTGATCCCCTGCCTCAAAACGGGTATCCGTATCAGCTTCTGCCCAAAATGCCTGATTAATGGTAATACTTTCCGCGTAAAATGCCTCCATGCGTTTTAAGATGCCACGATCTTTTTCGTCGTAATATTCTGGACCTAATTGCGGAAAGATGCTCATTATCTCCCTTTTTTAAAGGAAAGCAGCCTGTAAAGTCGGGATCAGAGTGAGTAAGTCTTAAACCGAAAGCTGCTTTCCTTCATCAATGATAAAAATAGCTTATTACCGTCAGCAAGAACATAGCCAATTTTCTAGACTCTTACAATACACAATAAGGAGTCGGGGAGTTAATTGCCAAAGTACCATCGTCTTCCCGCTCTAGGAGGAGGTTCAGGAAGATTCCACTCGTCACCATTTTGGATATTATGAAAATCTTTGTATTTCATATCTTTACAATCAACCTCGTCAATAGTTGAAGGATTTGATTTTCCTTCTTTTTTATCTTTTGAGTAACTCAAAAGATAAATCCCTAATATTCCCATACTACCGGCAGCAGCTAAAAGCAATTTATTTTTATGTTTTTTAATAAATTGCTTTACATTTCGGTACTTATCCATGCATTGTAAAGAAAGTTCCGAATGTGTAGTTGAAAAAATAAAACATGAAAATATAAGTATAGAAAAGAATCTCTTCATATACTTTCTCCTTGGTTAGAGGTTGCACTTCGATGTACTATACGCTTATTTATCAAAAAGACAACCAACCAAAAATAAAGGATAAATGGTGGTTACATACATCTATAACCACGAAAATAAATTAAAGTTTTTAAAGTTTTATAGTTTCAAATTTTTCACTTACTATTTCCATTTTCTTCCTGAACATAAATAACTCTATTTTGTAGCAAGCATATATCCCTCAAAAAATAAGGAGTGTCGAAAATAAAAAATAAAAAATTTGTTCACCGGTGCTTTCATTACGATAAAATTTCATTCAGTTTCCTTCATTCAAAGATAGGTTTAGATCCTCACTTTAAATAACTACAAAGTCTTTGCTCACATTATCTTTAATATCACCTTTATCGTACATCTGTACCATGGATACGGAACAATGACCGGTTATTTTCATGATCTGATCGATTGGAATCTTATGTTGGTTTGCCATAGTTACCCACGTTGCGCGTAACATATGCGGATGAACATGGCGAATACCGGCTTTTTGAGCAGCTCTGGCAAAAGCATAGAGCACATGTCTTCTATTTACTTGCTTTTTGCGTCGTGTAACAAAAATATAATTATCATGAGCGTTTGTTGATTCTACATATGCTTTTAGCTCTGCCATAAACTGCTGAGGATACGATATTACAATCTTTCTAATTTGACCACTGGTTTTTTTTTGGAAAAAGGTAATACATCCTAAGTCCCAATCAATATTATCCCGTGTAGCTTCAAGAACTTCTGATACACGCTTTGCACCTTGCAGCATACATTTAGCTATCAATGCATCGCGCTTACTCTGTTTTTCTAACGTATCAATAAACCGATGCCATTCGGCAATGCTGAGTGCTTCAGACTCACATTTTTCATATACCTTAAAGAATGTGCTCATACTACCCGCTCCTTTTTGCGGTAATGCTTTTCTAAACTTCCCTCGTGTAGCACGCTCTAAATACCTCGTGAATGAAATATAACATGCGCAGTAGGTTTGTTTAGTCCCTTCATGCAGATCAGGGATTCTTTTAATAGCATCAATGATCATTTCATGAGGTATATCATTAAACTGCTCAATCGTTTGAGCGTTAATAATACCTCTTTTTTGGAGTTGCCGCATGGTATAGTAGTAATTTTTGGCAGTAGAGGGCGAAAGCATAGAAATCCATATGCTGATGGCGCTGGAAAGTGAGATGGGGGAGAGTGATGTTGATATGGTTTTGAGATTCACGTATTTAATTTTCTTTTGATTGTGCAATGTCGTTCAATACAGTAGTTGCGTATCAATAAATTCGTCTGGGGTAACATCAGGAAAACATTCTACCGAACATTTTTCTACATCGTTGTTATGAACGTTTTTGACATGATGATAATGATTTTCTAATTCAGCGGCCGCGAACCATGCAGAATCTGCGGCTTCATCAATTAGTTCTTTGAGCTTATAATAAGAAGGCATTATATTTCTCAAAGTGTTATCAACTAGTTTTTCATCATCAGTTTTTGGTTCTTTCTTTTGAATTTCACCTCTATTTCGTTTGCGACGATATTCTCTTATTTCTTTTATTTTTTCATTGTTAAATGGCATTTTATATTTATCACTTATTCAGCTTCCTTATTCTCTTTAAACTCAGACCATTCAACAGACGCTTTATAATCATCAAAATCCTTAGGAATAACTGCGTATAGGTAGCAATCAACCGCATATCCTCCCCATCCCGAGCCATCATCATAACGTCCTGATATAACAATATCTCCTACATCAGTAACAATTCGATATCCATACTCATTTATTGAACGTATATCTTTCACACCATAACCATGCTCAGGTTTAACGGATGGATATTCTATATCTTCGAAATAAATTGCGGCACAACACTCCCCACGTGTTCGATAAATATAAAAGTACAAATCAGTTTCAAACCGAAGAGCTGTTCCATCTTGGTTAATATAAATAGATATTAGGGAATATCCTGATTGTTTAAGTAAATCCAACTCACTCATTCAGTTCCTTTTCTTCCTTATTACACCCAAACCTACAGTAGAAAAGTGATGCTTCATAGATTTCATCGCATTTCATCCCAAGATCATGCGCATATTTTATAAAATGATATGAACAAAAACGAAATATTTGGTTATCTTTTTCGAATTCATAGAGTGCTGTTTTTTCACATTTATCACATTTCATTCAGCTTCCTTTATTCGGGCGAGAGAATATTAATCCAATCATCATTTAATATAGGAGGTACATTAGAAAATTTATATCTTATATGAGCGGGAAATACCCATTTTGATATATAAATTTTTCCTCTTACTTTATGCTTCATTTTATGAGTATGTTTTTTCGTATTATCACACAAGTAGCACACGCGAACATGAATCGGCTGAATCCTATTAGGAGGTCAGTAAATGAAAGATGCCTCTTGTCCATTACTATATTTATAAAACTTCTTTCTTTTGGCACGAGTCCTTACCCTCATTCAGGTCCTTTAATCCTTGTTTTTTCAACCAATGTAATGTGCCCATTAAAGGCTTGTTTGAAAGTTTTATAACGTTTAGTCAATACTTCTTTTTCTATATCAGCTTCATAGGGACAGCATTGAGAATTACCTTTAATTGCTTTAAATACCTTTGTTTCGTAGTACGTGGGATTTAAATCTTCATCACATCCTAGGCTTGTAAAAGATGCTTCTGTGGTTAAGGATAATCTCTTTAAAAATTCTATATATTCTCCAACAGTTGAAACAATATAACCATTAACATAAGTATTAAGTCTAAATCTACAATAATCACTTACACATAAATGACCCGCATGGGGCATATAAATTATTTCACTCATTATTTATCCAAGAATTTAAGTCTTGCACGTATTTACTGCTACATCCTTCTTTACCATTTTAT